GCAACGGTAAAGAAGTGGATTTGGAAAGCCCATTTGAACGCTTAACTATTTTGCAAGCCATCAAAAAATACAACCCACAATACACAGACGAACAACTCAATACAGTAAGTGATAAGGTCGCAATGAACTTCGCCGGTGAAGTCATTACATTAACTTACCAACTACAAGAAGAAACAGAAAAAAACTAGAAGAGGCGTGGAGGTGGATGTCCTCGGATAGGCCGAAGTACTGCAAGGGATGTAAGGAATTACAAACCGCTACAAAGCAGTCCTTCGACTGCTCCGAGTGTGACTTTAACCCACCACGCCTATTATTCGGTTCAAAACTGGCTATGAAACTGTATAACCTATCACGCAGTCAAAGGAATTACCACTCGGGCGGACTAGCCGGGTTCGACTATCCGGCTATACGTACAGTGGCCGAGATCAATAACATTAACCTAAATCCGATGTTATTTAGTCTTATGTGGATATTGGAGGGATTAGAAATGGAGGCGATGAATAAGGATGTCGAATAACGTAGTAGATATCGTAGTGCAACTGACCGATAAGAATGCAAAAGCCGGTTTAGAGAAAATCGCCGCTACCTCTAAGGGAACAGTTGCAGAGCTTTCAAAGTTAAAGAATGAAATGTTTGCCGTTGGTGCGAGTGCCGGTCTTGCCGGTCTAGGTTCTAAACTCGCTAAAGAGGCACTAGCTTGGAACTTATCAGTAAAGAAGATGCAATCCTTAACGGGTGCGACTGCTGAACAGGCTAGTACATTCCTCTCCGTTGCAAACTATATGGGTGTAGCCACTGACGTTAGTACTGTAGCATTCGCTAAATTTGCGAAGGCTGTATCTAACGCACAGGATAAAATGCAAGTTGCATCCGCAGAAGGTAAACTAGCTACTGATATGTTCAGTCGGCTAGGTGTTAGCATTGATCAGATTGAGGGTAAGAATACCCTTGAAGTGTTCAAAATCATTCAAGACCGATTAAGGAACATGAAGGACGGTGCTGAAAAGACACGAGTTGAGATGGAGTTATTCGGTAAAACCGGATACCAACTTCACGGAATGCTGAATATGTCAGCAGATGCCATGAAGCAAGTCGAGGACCGTGCAAGAGCTATGGGGCTCATCATTGATGATGAAACTGCTAAAAAGTCCGCTGCCTTTAATCGTCAGTTGAAAGATATGGAACAGACCGGCAAGCGATTGGCTATTATGATTGGCCAAGAACTCTTACCAGTAGTTATGGAATATGCGCAAGGTGCAATCGATTTAACGAAGTCTTATAGTAATCTAGCCACAGAACAAAAGGAAGCTATCTCAGGCCTTATCAAATTCGGCTTAGAAGCTACTATAGTAATCACAGGTATTCAATCCGTTACAAGTGCATTGAAGTTTATGCGATTAGCTACTATAGCGGCCGCAGGACCTTGGCTTACATTAACAACCGTAGCAGGACTTGCAGCTAAGAGCATATATTCGGCGGTATATGCATCTAAGACCGCAGGCACAGACCTAGGCGTTGATGTTAATGGTCTTAGAGCTCATAAGAACTTAAACGCACCTGGTACTAACTCGGCTTACATGGCTAACCATGACGGACGGTACTGGGTTGAGGATAGTTCATTCTTTGGACTCATCAAGAACGATCGCTTGGCAACGAAAGAAGAAGGCGCTCAAATCGACGCTGCTATTAAGGCTAAGGAAGCGGCAGACGCTGCGAAGAAGAAAGCCGAAGAGGAGCAAGAGCGACTTCAAAAAGAAATCGACGATGCCAAGAATGGTCTTACCAATAATGATGTACTTAATAAGTTAAGTGGTGGTCTCGAGGATGGAGCCAAGGCACAAGAGAAGGCGGCAAAAGAACAAGCACAAGCGGCAGAAAAAATGTCGCAAGCAGCTGACCGATTAACCGACCTCATTAAATCCTTAACGCTTCAATCCCTCGAGATTGACGGTAGTCAATATGAAATTGATAAGGCACAAGCTAGAAATCAATACGACTCTAACACTAAAAATATACTCAGCATCTTACAAAGTGCTGCCGGAATAAGTAGCTCAGGTAGTGCCTCTGGAGTACTAGAAGCGGCTAATGCTCAACTAGGCAAAGCTTACGTATTAGGCGCAGATGGCGATTGGGCTACAGACTGCGGTAAGTTATTCGCAGATAGCGTAAAGGCTACGTTCGGGAAAGACGTGCCTAGATACGTACCATCTATTATGGATGCAGCGGCAGAAGCCGGAGCATGGCACCCAGAAGGTGATGGATATGTTCCTAAAGCCGGTGATGGTGTAGTCGTTCTTGGCGATAACCATATCGTTATTGCTGACGGTAATGGCGGATATACAGGCGCTAACTCCAGTACAGGGGTAGTAGCTAAACAGTCCATCACAGGCGACTTCGGAGCGATTACAGGCTATGTAGATACATCTAAACTTGCCGGTATATCTGGCGGCAGTACTTATTCACAAGCTAATGCTAAAGCGTTGGCTAACTCCAACCTAGTAGCAGAAGCTAAGTCTAAGAATGAAGAGGTATACAAAAAGAAACTCGAAGAAGCTGACCGTAATCAAAAAATCCGTGTACGTAAGATGAACGAGGAAATCTCAAAACTTGACCTTGAACGCACAGGCGATCGCTTGCAATTACTCAAGACAGAAGCCGAAGCACAAAAGGCCCAAATCGATGATAACGTTCGTGAGTACACAAAAGCAGTAGGCGATAAGACATTAGCTGAAAAGAGAGCTAATGCCGAGAAGCTAAAGATTACTGCTGAGACTAACCAGAAGATTCGTGAGTTAGCATATACGCAACTCAACGAGGATTCTGAACGTCAATCTAACTTAGTAAGGCTTGGACGGATATCTCAATCGGATGCAGACCAAGTACTTAATGAACAGTTGCGAGCATACATCGAATTCGCTCAACGAGAACTTAATGAAGCTCAGTTAAGCGCTACTCAACGCTTACAAGTAGAAAAGAACCTCGTTGAAGCGCAGCAAAAGCTATGGGAAATAGCCGGACGTAACTTGCGTACTAGCCTAGCAGAAGGTGCTAGACAGTATAGTTTAGAGGTAGTGAACTATGGCGACCTAGCTAAGTCTACCTTTGATAGTACGATGAGCAGTATTAACTCCTCATTTACTAGTCACTTGGAAGCAATGGCTACAGGTACTGAGTCATTCGGTAAGGGGCTTAAAAATATCTTTAAAGATATTACGAATAGCATTATTAAAATGCTTGTTAACCTATCCTTCCAACAGTATGTACAACCTAAGCTACAAAGCCTATTCGGTGGAGTGGTAAGCGGTATCGGTGCTATTGGCGCCGGTCGTGGCGGTGTATCTTCGTTTGCAAGTGGCGGTTCTTTCAGTTCAGCATTTACAGGCAACAGCTTTGGTAAGTTTGCAAGCGGTGGTATTGCTCCAGCAGGTATGACATTAGTTGGTGAGAATGGTCCAGAGCTCTTACAGTTCAACTCCTCACATCGTATTTATAACGCAAGCCAAACGCGTAAGATGATTAGCGGTGAAGGAGCTAGTAAAGTAACGGTTAACATCATTAATCAATCTGGCCAACAACTAGATAGCCAACAACAGGAAACTAAGTTTGATGGCGAACAAATGATAGTTGATGTAGTAGTATCTAGTCTTATGACGAACAAAGGAGGTATGCGTGATGCCATTAAGGCAGCCGCAGTATAGCGTATGTTAGAATTCCCAAACATAAGATATCCGATATACCCTATCGATGAAACTACACCGGATGTAAGTCGTAAGGCTCAGGTAGAAAACATGACGATGTTAACACATCGTAAGACTACGAAAGCGTTACGATCATATTCAGTAAATTACAAGATACCGACTTCGGAATATATCAAGCTAAGGAATTTCTTTGACCAGGTCAATACTGCAGAGATATTCCTTTGGACACATCCGGAGACACGAGCGAAGGTAAGAGTTAGGTTCGCTGACCAACTCCATTTCTCCGCTAGTGATTATGGTATATGGAATGGTTCTATTCAATTACAGGAGGCGTAGATGTTATCGTTATCAACTGCATCAATCATCGAAAAAAACAAGATATCCTCCACTGGGGCATGGGTAATGGCTATTGAACTTCATCATCCGGAAGGCAATATCCTCCTCGTGAATAACACTGAGGACTTAACCTTAGCGGGTAAGAAGTACACTGCCTTCCCATTCAAGCTAGAGGATATCAACGAGGACACTAAGCAGATGCCTAACGTTAAACTCTCTGTAGCGAATGTAACCGGTACTATCCAACGGTTGGTAGAAAAGAATAAAGGCCTCACAGATTGTGAGGTCAATATTCGAATATTTAATACTAACTTACCGGACATTATTGAACTAGAAGAAACGTTCATCATTAATGCATCCCAATCTAAAGCAGACTGGGTAGTGTTCACATTAGGCACAGACTTCTCATTTTCTCGTAGGTTCCCACCTGTTCGAGTGATGAAAGACTACTGTCCTTTTAAATTTAAGTCTGTAGAGTGCGGATACAAAGGGTACGCACAATCATGTAATAAAACTCTAAAACGCTGTCGTGAGTTAAATAACAGCGTTAGATTTGGCGGTGAGCCAACAATACCACAAGGGGGCTTATATGCGTCTAACTCTAAATAACCTAGTAGGGACTCCGTGGAAAGAGTTGCCTTGTTGGGAGCTTGTGGTAGAGGTGTACAAGAGAGCCGGTATTCAACTAGAGCCATACACAATGTATTGGCCAGATATGAACTCTCCCTGGCACGAAGTCAAGGAGCCGGAAGTAGGGGACATAATTGTCATGAACCTCTACAGTAATAATGCTGATCATATCGCAGTGTATGTCGGCGAAGGTAAGATGATACACTCCACAGAATATGCAGGTGTATGTATCGTACCAATGGACAGATTAAGAAAACGTATATTAGGAGTGTACAGGCACAAGGAGGCTCAAAATGATTAGATTAGTAATTGCTCGAAACCCATTCGACCTTACCACTAGACAAGAGACTCTTGTGCCTTTTGTCGAAGGTAAAAAGCTTAACCAATATTTCACTGAACCAGGTGAATGGGTGTACTCCATAAATGGTGAGTTAGTAGATGATACCGCATCACCTGCAGACGAAGCCTATGTAGTGGTATTACCTAAACTTGAAAAGCAAGCATTCGCTATTTTGTTATCTATCGGGTTATCAATCGCTACAGCAGGCATTGCCTCTGGTGCGATATTCGGTATTACAAGCGCATTAGGTCGTACATTAGCAGCAATGGCCATCGGTATGATTGGTAACGCGATCATATCTAAAATAGCTACACCTAAGACAGATAGCTCTAATACAGAGCAGTCCGCTACCTATGGGTGGCAAGGTGCCCAGACCATTATTGGCCAAGGTCATCCTTTAGCCATTACTTACGGAAAGTGTAAAAGTGCCGGTATGCTTATATCTCGCCACGTAACAAGTGACGGTGAAAAACAATATCTTAACTTATTATACTGCGCCGGAGAGGGCCCTATTTCCGCTATAACGGACGTTAAATTAAATGGTAACCCCATCGGTAACTATAAGGAAGTTCAACTCGATGTAAGACTTGGTACAAATAACCAAGAAATTATCCCTAACTTCAATGATAACTACGCTGACCAACCATTAACGTATGAGCTTACCAACGATTGGTCTATCCACCAAACGCAAGGTAACTTATCTACTGCGCTAGAGGTTACTATATCACTCCCTAATGGTTTGTATTACTCAAACGACCAGGGCGGGCTAAGCGAAACATCGGTCACTATTGAAGGTGGCTATCGTAAAGTTGGTTCTGCAGAGTGGATACCGTTACCGATTAGTAACAATGGTGGCCAAAGTGCAATGCTTGAAAAGACAGATAATCGTTGGTTTAAACGGAACAGTCATTCAAGAACGTCTATCGATAATAGTCAATATACTGGTGTTATCAAGGATAGCTCGAATAAAGCTATCTATCGTGTATTCCGGTTTGATGTAAAAGAACCAGGTCAGTACGAAGTCCGTATGCGATGTGCACACAAGGACGGTAACTCTAATCGCCATGTGAACAAAGTGTACTGGTCCCAGTTAACTCAGATTGTCTATGACGACTTCATTCATCCTGGTAAGGTGCTCATTGGTATTAAGGCACTAGCTACTGACCAATTAAATGGTAATGATCCAAACGTAACTTGGATACAAGAGAGAAAAACAGTATGGGTATTTAATACCTACACTGGGGCGTATGAGTCTAAACCGGCTAATAATCCGGCATGGGCTTGCTACGACATCCTTCATCATTGCCGTAAGATTGGCGATGAGTATGTAGTTAAAGGTGCTCCTCGTGAACGCTTCGTATATGATGCATTTAAGGCGTGGGCAGATAAGTGCGATGAAAAGCATATCACATTTAACTACATTTACGACAATGCTAGCCAAGTATGGGATGCACTTAAATACGCTGAGAACGTAGGCAGAGGTAAGGTAATACCTTTAGGTACTCGATTCAGTTGTATTTACGATTATGCTGCTACACCTACTCAGTTGTTCACCGTGGGTAATATCAAGATGGACTCTTTTATGGAAGAGTTCCAGGCTACGTCATCTAGGGCAAACGCTATCGAGGTATCATTCCTCAATAAAGCTAAAGACTATGAGCGTGACGTACTGCCCGTGTTCAGTGAAGAGTATGACGTGACTACATCTCTTGCTAGTCCGGCGCAAGTCGAACTCATGGGATGTGTGGATGTAGACCAAGCCTATAATTACGCTAAACATTACCTAAGAGCGAATAAGTACGAGGTGCGTACTTGTACCTTTGAAGCTTTTACAGACGCCATAGCGTGTACGATAGGGGATGTAATCCTATTACAGCATGATGTGACAGACTGGGGACAAGGTGGCCGTGTAGAGTCTGCTGTAGGCAATAAAGTAATCCTTGATAGAGAGGTTACTTTTGAGCCAGGTAAGACCTATCGACTCATGGTGCGTAACGCTAAGACGGACGCACTTGAGTCTTATGATGTGACTGGTGTGACCGGTAGAACCTTAACGCTTGCCAATAATGCAGTCATTCAGACAGACGATTTATACACCTATGGTGAGGCTACCAAGGAAGCTAAACCGTTTAGGGTATTATCCATTAGCAAGTCCAACTCTGAAATGACTCGTAAGATATCCTGTATCGAATACTACCCTGAGTTGTATGCCGGTGATGATGGATCAGTGCCAATCATCGACTACACAACAAAGTCCGATGTAATTAAGGTTATTAACTTAGTGCTCTTAGCTGACGTCAAGACATTAAAAGACGGTACTGTACTTTGTGATATCAATGGTACTTGGCAACTGCCACGGGGTAAGGTGGCCAAAAATATTATCGTGTATTACAAGCCTGTTACCGCTAAGGAGTGGCAACAGTTCAAAGTACTAGATGGTAGCGCTACTAGCATAACCATTCCAAGTGTGGCAACTGACGTCAACTACGATGTCAAGATTGTATGTACCAATAACACAGGCGCAGCATATGAGGGCGTAGAGCGTGCGGTGTATGTAAGTGGCAAGGAAATACCACCGGCTACACCTAAAGGCTTTAAAGTCACTCAAGACGCAGTTAATAGTAGTGTACTTCACTTATCATGGGAGCCTAATACAGAGGCTGACCTGCACGGATACACGCTGTATGACGGTAATGATGTGGTCCTTATTAAACATATAGGCGGTACATCCTACTCGTACTTCATTCCGAATACAGGTAATTATCAATTCAAGCTATCGGCTATTGATACGTCGGGTAATGAAAGTGGTAAGGCTGAAGCTCGTATTACTGCGAGTGTATCCGCTGAGAGTGTGGCTACACCTAAAGCACCGGCTCGTGGTGAAGTGAAAATCGGTAAGACGATCACTGCTGCATGGGACCCAGTAGAGAATACATACATCGATTACTACGAAGTTCGGCTTGATAGTAATGTTGGTCAATCAAATAACCTACTAGCCAAGACTACAGATATCCGCTCTGAAATTAAGCTATCCGCTCGTAGAGGGGCAGTATTCATTTACGCACACAATCCTGTTAAAGGTTATGGTCCGGCGCTAAGACTTGACTATAACGCAGTAGTGCCTAAAGCTCCGACGAATGTCAAAGTAAAAGGTAATATTACAGGCGTTAGCGTGGTCTTTGATAGCATCCCGGATACTTGCATAGGCGCTAATATCTACATCGGTACAGAGAAGTATTTCGTCACTACAAACGTAAATATGATACCGCATGACCCAGGTGTATTTGATGTAAAAGTGGCTTATGTTGATGTGTTCGGTGAAGGTACGTACTCCAATATTATTGGTAGCTCTGTACCGGCTAGTATTGACCCTTCGTTAATTAACGCTGAAGCATTAGGCCTGGCAGATATTGACAGACGTATTAATGAGCTAGATAAGTCTAGTAACCAATACGCTAAGGCTGTACAAGCTATGAGCCATGCGCCACAACTTATGCGTGATCCAATCTTTAAATCTGAGCTAGAACTTAGCTTGTATTTAAAAGATGGCCAACAAGTTACGCAAAAGTTTGGTAGTGCTAATGCAATCTATGATGATGTTGTCACAGGTGGTCGTATGGTAGGACTCATACCTGGCGATACTAAGTACTCCAGTATTGGCTACGGTGGTTTTAAAATCAAACCTAAGCAGCAGTCTTTATTTGGTGAGCTAAATAATACATACATCGTGCGTATGGTAGCTAAGGTTAAACCGTCTATGACTATTCACCTAAACCATAATGATATTGGTAAAGGTGGTAGGAGTGGATGGATAACTGATAACAAGGGTACTGACAAGCCGGAAGAATATATCTTCTATTGGAAGTATGGTAAGGAATGGCTAGGTACTGATAAGTACAATCGTGAATGTGGTTACGTATACTTTAAGGATAAAGCCGAGAGAAGTGCAAATCCTAACTTCATAGCATGGATTTATAAAATTGAAGTATTCGCAGTCGATGAATACGATAACAGCCTAGATGATGTTGGGAGCCAAATCACTCAATTAGCCGGTAGTATTGACTCTAAGGTAACCAACGCTACAAGTGGTATGGCTACACGCATTACTCAGCTAGATAATGCGATTAAGTCACAAGTGATTACCGGCGATAAAGTCATGAGTGCTATCACTCAATACACAGGTGGTACACGAATTGACGGTAGACTACTACACGTAACGGGTGACGCTCTATTTGACAATAACATTATTACCAATAAGATGTTAGCTGCCAAAGCAGTATCTGCAGACAAGCTAAACGTTAGCTCCTTAAGTGCTATCTCAGCTAACCTGGGTGAAGTAACTGGCGGTAAGATTATCGGCGGTACGATCCAAAATAAAACTGGCACATTCAAAGTTGACGCCAATGGTAACATCGTAGGTGCTAATATCACAGGCTCACGTATTGACGCTCAGTCAATTATGCAAGCCGGCTTTAAAATCAGAAACATCGACGTGCAAATCTATAAGGTACGTCATGGTAACTGGTGTCCACTACCAGAAGGGTTTAGCGAAGGTCAATGTACGTTTATTCCTGTTGGCTATAAAATGACAGAAGATTATAGTGATGTAACAGGCGGTACTAGCGATGGTCGAGAAAAATGGAATAACGCTAATGAGCGAAGGATTGATTATTGCACAATGTATTTCCAGTCTAATATATCGAGCGGATATCACGATACTAAGCCAACCATTGGATTAAATGGTCGTAAGGCTGTTTGCCAATCGATATGGTATAGTTATTTCAGCAATCGAGACGATAACGGCTATCATAAACATATCTCCTTTGGGGAACTATACGTTCTCGTCATTGGTAAAAAGTAGTGTTACAAACCATAGATTAGACGATAAAAAGGAGGACATATGGTCGAACAAGATTTAACACTCCACGCTGGACAAGACTTTTCTATCAGTTATGTTGTACCGCCAGATAGCGATATGACGTTAAGTCAATATAAAGGCGCTTGTAAAATTCGCAAGCGCCCGTATGACAATATGATATTAGAGTTACATTCTGTGGTAGAGTCAAAACAGGTAAGGTTTTTTATTTCTGGCCAAGAGTCAGCAGAGAAGAAAATAAAGGGTGGCGATTATATCTACGACGCATTCCTTTATAACGATGAACACTGGCTGAAGATTGGTCAAGGTACGATTACGATCGTACCGGATATTTCAATGCATGATTAAGGAGGGTAAAACATGGCAGATAACACTCTTACACTAAAACTTGATGCAGATACAGCTATGCCACTTATCGAGAAAATCGGTAAAGATATTGTATTGCCTATTGTTAGTGAAGCAGGTAAAAGTGCATATGCAATCGCAGTCGCTCATGGATTCCAAGGGACTGAACAAGAATGGTTAAATAGCTTACGTGGTCCTAAAGGTGACCCAGGTGATAAAGGGGACCCATTTAAATTTAGCGACTTTACACCAGAACAACTTAACGCAATTAAAGGTAAGAAAGGTGATAAAGGGGACCCTGGTAGCGTTGAACAGTCAGCACAATTCTTAAAAGAACACGGCATATGGCTCCAAGATACAAATGTAGATACCGTACTAAAAAAAGTTATTGAGCTATCCAACTGTTACAATAATTTCGTGCCTAGAAATTTGGAATTTGTACAGCCTGCCGCTGGGGCCACTTACATTGACTTTACAGGAGAGCCTCATTTCAAGCTATCCATTAACGGCGGCGAAAAACGAGAGTTCCAATCTGATAATATGCGAGTTTCGATTGATAGTACTATGCAAGGTAATATAAAAGTTGATTACTACGACCTAACCGATAATATCATAGGCACTTATGTTATTAATTTAGTAGTCAACAATGATGAATACAATTGGGGTTCATTAGTCGAAACTAAAGAAATTTCCAAGGGTGAAACAAAAGCAACGCTACAAAAGTACGAAAACGGTGCAAAAATCATTGTTACAAAATTTGATACTAGCGTGTATGAGCTTGAAATTAATAATGTATACTCAAATATGATAAATAATAATGGCTTGCGTAATATAAAAACAATCGAACTCGATTTAACAAAACTGCCTATTGTTAGCAATAAGGGGTATTGGATCGCATCTGGCGATATATTCCGTGTATTCAATGATCAAGACTACGTTATGTTGAAAGTCAAAAAAGGACAAGTTGTTACCTCTGGTATGGGGTTTGGCCCATCATCTTATGGAACTGCTGAATATCTTAACAGCGGCACCAATGTCAAAACAACTGACGTAAAATTGCAAATTAATGACTCTAACGTAGTAACTATTGGAAATCGAGAGAGAGCTAGATATTCATTCACTACAAATAGAATTGAGAAAATTGGTTAGCACAATGTAAGTTAGCACAATGTAAGGGGGTGCATATCTCATTTGGACTTGGCAGTTTGAGTTAAACGACTTGCTTACGACGCTCACAATAGTGGGTATAGTAGCAGGTGCAGGATATCGGCTTCTGATAGTTCCACTATTAGACCGTTTGGAAGCACAACGAATACAGGATAATATATCCTTCACGAGTAAGTGGGATACACTCTTTGATACTCTTAATGAGTTAAAAGAGGATATGAAACTCTCACGTGCTGAACGTGTAAAATCGGAGGCTACCTTCATGATGTTAACCACGAAGCTAGAATCCATGGAAAAGCGAATTAATGAGTTAAGGGAGGAATTACATGAACATACCACCTCGGCTCATGGACAGCGCTAAGAAAGTATTTAAATCTGTTAGGGTGGCTAACATCCACCCTACAGGTGTATTAGCGACGAGGGCATTAGTCCTCGTCATGCTAGTACCTATATTGTTAGTAGTCATCGAATATGTAATGGCGTTCGCCACAGGGTATGTATCCGATGAATTAGGGAAATTAATTAACACAGGGATTAATATCATTGATCATATCTTTATCCCAAGCGTACTAACTGCCCTTGTAGGGTTCTTAGCACTTTGGATAGATAAAGATAATAATGGGATTCCTGATAAGCTAGAGGAACAACCAAAGGTACCACCTATGATGGAAAGGGGGAGTGCGGATGATAAACGTTAGTTTAAGCGACTTAAACGACTACTGCAGTAGGGCTGTAGGGTACATCGATAAAGTGTACATACACTGGACTGCAGGACGATATAATCAACAATTTGACGATTACCACATCAATATTGATGGGTACGGTAATATTTACATTGATGGCGAACTAACAGACCACAAAAGCCACACCTGGATGCGTAATGGCAGGGCTGTAGGTATATCCTTAGATTGCGCATATGGTGCTCAATGGGTAAATGACTTAGGTGATTATCCACCGACTGCTGCACAAATTGAAACGCTAGCACAAGTGGTCGCAGTGTTATGTGTTGACTTAGGACTACCTGCTAGTATCAGTAATGTATTAACGCATGCTGAGGCAGCGGATAATATGGATGGGTTTTACGCGCATGATCCATACGGGCCAACAACTACATGTGAGCGTTGGGACTTATGGGTAGTTACCCAAGGCGATGAACCTGGTAGTGGTGGCGATGTAATACGAATGAAAGCTAAATATTACGCTCAGCAATGGGGCAGTAATATATAGGGGGTATATATGTATGAAAAAATCAAGTCTACAGTTACTGGCTATCCTAAGCTTTATTATATTATCGGTGCTATTGTGCTCCTCTCCATCTTTTGCCTCTGGTACATCTTCCACGACCCAAGCGGAAGCAACAATCACGATTCCCTTAACACAGTGGAACGAATTGAAAAGCAACAACGAGAAAGCCTTGAGCTTAATAGAGACATCCAGTCTGCCATTGACCGAGGCACAGTCCTTAGTCATGAAGCAAAGGGAAGAATTGAACGAAGCACACAATACAATCTCGACATTGGAAACCGAATTAGTGAAAGCCAAAATGCTATCCATGAAGCAAGAAGTTACCTTGTCAGAAATGCAGAACTCATTGACCGAATTGAAAGGGCAAATCAACAACGACAAACGAACTATCAAGCGACTACGGACGCAACGCAACCTATCTCAGATGGTGGGGGCGGGAGCAATAATCGGAGTAGTGATTCATCGGTAAAGAGGTGATCCATACATCTCCATAGCGTGTAATGGTGGATACACGCAACTATAATAAAAGAGCCTACTAACTTAGAAAATATCTAGGTTGGTAGGCTCTATTTTTGTTTGTAAAATTAATAAAAAACTATTGCGTATAACACGGAAACGTGTTATAATATAGACATAGGGAAGGAGGTGAAGCCGTTGAAGAAGTTAAGGAAGATAATAAAAAAGTGGCTACCGTTAATAACCGCACTTATCCAACTAGCAATCGCGATAAAACAGTTATTAAATCAGTAACCACAGGGGCTCTTTCGAGCCCCAATCTTCCTAACTATTATACCAATGGCAGGCATATGATTTCAAGATTAACTTTAATAATTAGCATTATTGCCTTTGTATTATCCGTCTACAATTTATTAGTAATATCAGGAGTACTGTAATGAAATTAGATGATGTAATGACAACGCAAGAGGCCGGTGAAAGATGGAATGTGCCAGCTGATTCTATTAAGCAATGCTGCTTAAAGAGATATGCAAATAAGCAATTCACTGAAGATGAAGCTAGAAAGTCCGGCAAGAATTGGCTTGTAACTCGCCAAGGTATGGAAAGGCTGTATGGTGAAGAAAGGGATCATAACATGTAATGTATATATTATATATGACATCATTTTGACATCAATTTATATAAAAATATAGTAAAATATACAACTATATATATGTTAATAAAGTAGGTAACTACCGCATTTGTTGGTTTTGTAAATGTGTTTTAAATGCCACGCCATCGTGAGGGGGTGGTGAGCGTACGCTCGTGAGGGTTCAAGTCCCTCCAACCGCACCAAAATATAAGGACCTACAGTTTTCTGTAGGTCCTTTTTGCTATAATATTTAAAGTTGTAGGTGTATATAGGAGAGAGAAATGAATAAGAAATATTTTGTACTAATGCTGCTTTCACTAGCATTATCTAGTCAGTTTAGTTTAGCTGCAACAGTGGACGGGATAAACCAAAATACTAGAGGTGAACTGAAAAATAATGCAAAGTCAAAACAGTCTGTACAAACTAAAGCTCCTGTGAAATTAGATTTTGTTGAGATTATTCCTGGTGCTTTTAAAGCTGTTATAAAGGATAAATCTATAAATTCCAAAAAGCTTTCGATTGAAGATAAAATTACATTAGAACGGAAGGAGAAGGAGCACGCTTCTCAGCGATTTAAAATATCAGAAAAACCTGATTTTGGTAGTGAATACAAAACGTTTGATCCACTTTATAATGATAAGGATGAACAAGCACTAAAAGAAATTAAAAACTATAATACTGAATCAACACGTAATCAAGGTTATTTTATTGGTGGTCGAGATAAACCTTTACGCATCGTGAGCCCATATATGAAAAAGAATGGTCAAGGAGAGATTAAGCTAACAAATCCCATTAATACTAAAGATTATAGGACGCGTGCTGATCGGGATAAAGCAAATGAAAAGGCAATTCGAGAGTATTTAGATAAAAATAAAGGTCATGATTTATTTACAGTTCGTTCTAAACAGGAAATAAAAGAGTCACTAGAGAGCCTTTTTAAACCTATAGAATTAATTGAGTATCCTATCAATAATACCAAAGATTATAAAATGATGCCTATGATTCCTGGATTCCCAAAGAAAATACCTGGTTTTGCAAAAAATATTCATATGCATAGTAATCCAAGTTTTTTTCAAGGTAGGGCTTATGTACAATTTGCATTTGGAGGCACACCGGAACAATTAAAGCCATATATAGATGAAGCACGTTCTAACTCTAAAGTGGTTCTTTCAAAATCTGATATATCCAATGTGTATGTTAAACAATTTATTGACTCTAATATGGCTCATGCAGATTCTCTATCTGCATTAATTCCAAGGTCGCTATTGACTGTAAAGAATACAACTGTGCCGATGGGTAAATTTATACAAGAGCGACAAGACCATCCAATTGATAAATTTGTAGATGAAATATATGAGTTGGAAAATCAAGTACTAGCAGAATTCAATAAGGTACAGATTCCAGATGAAGACAATAGTGCAAAGTATAAGAGATATTTTGAAATTCGTAAACGAATACAAGATGCGCGAGATGCATTAAAGCCTAAGCCGAATTATGAAAATAAGAGTTCCAAAGATAAAGTGTATCCAACTTATACTGAAAAAGAAAATCGAAAGCTTCAGCAACAATATTTGCATAGATTGTCATTTAATGAAGATTCAGTAGAAATACCTGATAATTATGTATTATATGTATTTGATTTTGGTGGCAGTTGGAATCATCCCTATTCTTTAGGTGCTGCAGTCAGTCCAGATAGTAACTATATCATTTATTTCTGCCAACAAGGTTGATTATAAAACAATAAAAGGTAGTAACATATATATTGCTACCTTTTTTGCTATATCCATCTAGGCAGAATTTCATATTATGTGTACAATCATAGTAATTAATAATATATTGTTTTGGGAATGAGAGTGTTTTATGAAATTTAACTATGGCGATACATTGCGTATCCGAAATGAGTTATATACGATCCTAGGCAAAATTCGTTACATTGATACTCATAGGAGAATTTGGTATAAGTATAAGCTGGTTAAACACAAGAATAATGCTGAGTTTTGGATCAGTTGGAATGAAAAGCATGGTGTATATCAGTTTACAAAGTTATGTGGCAAAGTAATACCATCTGATACGAACGTAGTTCATCGAAGTTATCAGATGGCAATAGGTACAAGAGGGGATATAGATACAGATATAGATATTGGTGCTTTCTCTCGTTATGAAGAGTATGAAGATATTAATGGTACTCATATACTTACTATTGAAAAACGGGTTCACACGACAGAGTATTCCAAAGGCGTTTATGTTGATAAAAAATATGTGTTGCTTGAAAGCAATGCAGAGATAACTAAGCCTATTCTAGATAAAATGGATACTGTTAAGAAGGTGAGATTCATAGGGCCAATTATTTGGTTTTTGGCAAATTTCTTTAAGAATAAATAAAAGGTAGCAACAATATATGTTGCTACCTTTTGGTTTGCTCTAGAATTTAGTTGTTAGCTGTTTGCTTCAGCTGGTTGTAATTGTTCAAGTTCTGCTTCTTTAGCATCTAATTCTTTTGCTCCAAAATGTGCAAGTACACAGAATGTAACACAAAGAACACATGCTACCAACAAGAGATAGAAACCTGCATTCCAACCAAATTTATCTGCTAATACACCGAATAGTGTTGTACCAAGGTTGGCACCTACGATGTAACTCATGAAGCCGCGAAGACCAACGGCAGAGCCTACAGCAAATGGAGGTACAATATCCATAGTTTGTACAGATGCTAAGAATTGAGGAATGTAGATTAAGCAACCTACGACAGCAGCAAAGAATGTAACCCATAATAGGGATTCACTTTGCCAATAGCCAAAGATACAGAAGAAGATAATACTTACTGCAATGATTGCTGGTGGCATACGATAACCTTTGAAGAA